ATAATAATCATTCCTAGTTCTGGCAACGACGACAAACCAGCACGACCAAGAAAAGCATATGCTGTCCAATCAGTTAATGCTCTTGATATTCTTCTATTCAAAGCATCAGGTCTTTGTACTGGAGTTCCTACAACACGATCATACATTTGATATAAGTCTTGTTTAGCTTGTGAAATAGTTTGTGCATTATTACCATGACGAATCATAGCAAGTTCTTCCATATCAACTAGATCATCCATTGACTTACCTTTGAATGTATTTGCAAATTCAATCTTAGAACCAGTTCTCATCATGTAATACATTGCAGTATCCAATGGATTTATCTCAATAAAATCTAATAACAAATGATTTGGTATATCTAATTCTCTATGTCTAAGATGCTTAGATAAACCATATCCCATAAAATCATCTTCAAGATTTTGTTTATTTAAAATCCTATCAACTGTTTTGTTTACTGATCTTTCAATATCAGAAGCTGTTGCATTTGGATTCAATGGATTAGCTGTGTACCAATCTCTTAATATTGTTTTAAAACCATCCATATCATTAGCTATTGCATCAATATTAAAGTATCTTGGATAATAAACACCACGATATTGTGGGTTGTAACCACTTGCTAGTAAATCTTCTGAATCTTTTAATTTACCTCTTTGTTTACCAAGTATTTCTCTAAGCTTAACTTTTGCTCTTGGATTTTTTTCTGTTTTTATTTGATTCTTTATGTCGTCGATTGTTGCTTTTAAATTATTAATTTGCCTGGTGATAGAATCTTTTGTAGCAAGTAGTCCATTATCAAGCATATCATTTCCATACTTTGTATAGAACAAATCCATTTCATTAATAAACTCTTCTTCATATCTTGATAGTCTTGCTCTGTTAGGTTGTGCTTCTCTTAATATTCTTTCTCTTGCTAGTCTTTCAGCAAACTCACGAAAACCAGCACTTCCCATTCCTATTGGTTGATTTGTTTGATTCATAAAATTATGATAGATACCATTTAATTTACGAGAGTGAGCATAGTAATCACCCATATATGTAACTGATCTCATAAATACAGATGATATACCTTGACCAGCTTTATTTAACATCTGACTTAATCCACCATCAGCACCAATTTGTGTCATAAACTTTTTTGTAGATGTAGGTAAATCAGCTTGTAATACTCTTTTAAAAGGAGTGCTTACTAATTTAAAAAAAGGTGAATTAACAAACCAATTATTTGTATAATCAAAAGTACCAGTAGGGTTTACATCTAAACTATTTTGTACTTCTGTTTGTTCACTTACAAATCTTTGTGAAGCACGACCAGAGAAAGCACCAGTAATACCACCTAATGTTCCAACCAATGCCGTCGACCCAACAATATTAATGCCACTTTCTGTCAGGGTAGCATCAGGTTCAAAAGGCGCTCGTATTAATTCTGTACCAGCACCAATAAAAAAACCTGATTTTGCACCTGATAATGCTCTTGCAGTAATACCAATACCTTTGAATGGTAATGACAAAAGATTAACTGGATCAAGAATACCAGCAGTAATCATTGAACCCCAGCCACTTCTGCTTAATATTTCTCTGTTCTCACGCATCTTAGAGGTATGCGTTCTAAGATAGTTCAAATGATCTAATGATCTTGCTTCAGCAAGAAAACTTACTTGATTTCTGTCATCTAAATCTTCAGTAGTTAAATGATCTAAAACATTAAAATCTTCATCTTCTTCAAAAGAACTGCCATATAATGCACCCATTATTGGTCTATATTGATAGCCATATGTAGCCATCATTCCATCCCAAAATGATGGGTCTTGTTCACCCATTGACATACTGTCGTATGCTATTAATGGTCTACCAATATCTACCATTAAAAACTATATCCAAATTCTTGTGCCTTACTTAAATCAACATTAAACTGTTCATCAAGTGACATACTGCCAATAGTGTTATTATCTAAGAATTGATACTCTTGTAATTTTTTATTTCTTTGAACAATCATACCAGCAAACTCTAAATTCTTTTTAATCATATCTTCATACTGTTTGCTCATTGCACCAGCAAATTCCATAAGTTCAATAGATACCAGTTGATTATCAACAACAACTGGGTCTAATGATCCTTCTTCTCCTGTTGCAATATAATATCTTACATTTGAATTTGCTGAATTAGGATCAACAATAACAAATACATTTTCACCTAATACTGGATTTTGTATTCCTGAAAGCTGCTTAACTTTATTTTCAAATGTTTGTAATGCTTCACCAGAAAATACAAGTTCAGGTGCAAATCTTGTTCTTTTAACAGTGCCACCAGAGTTCATATCAACAGCATAACTAGATTCAACCCAAGTTCTATTTACAGTATCAGACATAATATTTATGGCTTCTTTTACTGATGATGTTGCCATTGCCAAAAACATTGTTTCATCAATAACTTCATCTACTATTGATGAATCTTTTATCTTAGAAAATAATTCTTCTTTAATAATATTTTTAATTGTACCTACACCATCAATATATTTATCACTTTTTCTACCAAGTTCTATGTTTACATTTGTTTTTAAACGAGCAAATCTTACTTCTTCAGGTTGATTAATAAAATCAACAGCTTTTCTTATTCCTTCTATTGTACTATTAAAAGTAAGCATACTATTTAATGCACGCATCTTTGCTGAAACACTATCACTCATACCCATGCCTTGAGTTAAATCTCTATGCAAACCTGTCGTCGACATATTTCTTGCCATGTTTTGATATATCTCAAGAACAGCAAAAGATTCTTCTGCATCTAAAGTTCCATCAACTAGTGCTTGAAATTTATCTTCCATTACCTTTGGTATTTTTCTTTGTTCAGCAAGTATTCTATAAAAATTAATACTATTTGGATTTTTTGAATCAGCTAATAAAAGCATTTGATCTTTTGTTGGTGGTATAATTAAACCAGTTTTTGTTGTTTGTAATTCTACACCTGATTTACCAAATACATATTGTGAATAAACACCCATTTCTTTTTTACCAATATCTATTCTTATTCCTTGATCTAATGCTGATGTAAGATTTCTTGCTATATTTACTTGTTTTAGTGTTTCTTCATATTGTGCTTGGTTTACTTTAACAGAATTGATTACTCTTTTAATTATTTGATTATCTAATATATGAGGATTATTACTAAGCAATGATTTAATACGATCAAATGATGCACCTCTTGAGATCATTGTTTCTGTATCAGGTAGGTCATCTAATTGTTGTTTAGCAAAACTATCAGCTACCATTATTATTTCTTCAGAAGAAAGGTTATTTAATGCGATACCAATTCTTTGTTCCATTACTCGTCTACGCAATTCTACTATTCTTCTATTGGCTCCTCCTCCAGTTATTACACCTTCATTCACAAGCTCATTATATTCATGTTCTATTGTTTGCATTAATTGATTAGCAGTATTAATATCTCCATTTGCAAACGCATTGATAGCTTGATTAGCCATTACTTCAGTTTGTTGATCAGTATTTAAAATTAACTGTTCATCTTCTATTTTTTTTGTATTTGCTAATACTGTATTATTTCCTATAGCTATTTTTGCTGTTGCATAATCTGTAAGAATACCTTTCATACTTGGGTCAGCATTGTCTATTAAACCAGCAGTAGCTATTGAAACATCAGTGCTATATTGGTCTGCGTCTGTTGGATTATCTCTTAATGCATTTGATATTTTATTGTCTATTAAACTTCTCATATTTGTTTCATATCTACGAAGCATTGTTTGTTCAAATGCTTTTGTACCTATTGTTCCCATAGACAAAGGTGCTTTTGTTATTTGCATATTTTCATCAAAGACGTCGACAGATAATGCTTTTCTTGTTCCAGCTTCTTTTGCTTCATCAACTGCTTTTTTATAAAACTCACCTGATAAAGCTGATGATATTCTTGATATTGTTTCCCAAGTTTCTGATTCTGCTGTTTTTTCTTGTGAACGTACAACACCTACTGGTTTGTTGAATACTTGGTTTTTAAATCTTTCTATCTTTACCATCAATCTTCTCCAACTTTAACATTATCATATCTCATTATTCCCTCTGTACCAGCACCAACAAGATTTAATAATCCTTGTCGTCGTAAAGATTTAGCTCTATCAGTTGCACTTGATACAGCTTCAAACTTTTGAAGATCATAATTTTTTTGAATATTTTTTCCTTGAATAGCCATTCTTTCTAAATCAGTTTGCAGTGTAGCAAAGTTATTTTTTTCAAATGCTCTAAATGATGGATCACTTGCATCTCTTCCCATGATACCCCTCATAGCAATATTAGATGCCATTGATTGAGTAAAGCCTTGAAGTAATGCAGTTGTTTCTTGTTCAGCAGTAAGTTGTGCTACTTGTTTTTGTTGTTCTATTCTTTCAGCAGTTCTTTGACCAGCCCTTAGTGCTTCCTTTGCACCAGCCCTTGCTGACATCATTCCACTTACACCTGATGCTACTGTTGTAAATAATAATAATTGTGGTGACGGAACACACATTAGAAAGCTACCTCCACTACCATTCCATTTAATTGTAAAGAAACTGGTGCAGTTTGAGTTATTAAAACTCTTGGGTCTGTACTGTAACCCAACATTCTAAACTCTTTCTTACCAGTAAATTTTGATAAGCCTTGTGAAAAATCATCAGTTGTACTTTGTAATATCAATGGTACTGCTGTACCACCACTACTTACAGATACAGATAATGTATCCACCAGGTCTAAATTAACTCTTGTTATTTGTCTTGGTTCTGCTGTAAGAGGACCACCATCTACTTGTGCATCTAATGGAAGAGTAGTTAATACACCAGTATAACCAAAACCAATTTCTGCTGAACTTGTTGTACTAACAGCAGATACATCTATTTGATTTGAACCTTGAGTAAAGTTTCCAAGATAATCATTTCCAGATACGACGTCGACCTTTGCATTGTTTTCAAAAATTGTATTTGTTGTGAACACTCCATTACTTCCTGAGAAATCATCACTGCAATCTAAAGTAGCTGTATCCAAGAACTCCTCTAGCATAAACCTTACAGTACCACCACCTAAATCTCTTTTAGCAACACAAAACAATCGTTCATCAATAGTACACATACTGTGAAATCCACCAGTAGTGCCAGTATCAGAGGTTGTCCACAATGTCCACCCAGCCTTTTGTTCATTACGAATTGAGTGAAATACTGCGATTGTACCATCACTATTAACAAAGAAAGCATAACTTTCAGGTCTTGCCAACGCACCACGCATAGCTGTCATTTGCGTTGGATCGATCACAAGATGTGAACTTAATAGTGAAATAGGTGTTGATACATAAGCACTTTCCTCGTCACTAAATACAAACTCTCTTACTGTCTTGCCACCTCTCTGAACATATACTGTAGCACCATCAAATGGTGTAGGTCTTACACTTGCACTACCAAAAGGTGTTTGTCGTCGTATCTGTGCATTAGTTGGTGTTAATGCACTGCTTGAAAATGATGGTATAAAAAATTCAGAAGTGCTTGTGAACACTTGCAAATCTCGTGAACTTGTTAAATGTTTGATAGAGTTAAACTCACCAGCACTTATTGCAAACTGTATGCTCTCATTTGATTGTGCTGTACCAACATCAAAGTTAAAAAACTCTGAAGTTTTCGACGACCATATTCCATCAGGTTGACTTGTTGTACCAGCAAACCAAAGTCTATCTTCATGGAATGTAACAGCACTTGGAAAACCTCTAAGTGTAGAGTAAGATTGTTCATCCCAATCTGTATCAGCAGTTGTGCCACTTAATGTTTTTCTTATAGTACCTCTTGCAACAGTTGTACTATCAACAGCAGTTATAAGTATTTCATTTCCTTTATATCTTACAATAGTACCAACATGACCACTTTCCCAATAAGCAGAAGATGTTGTCATTGTTTTATCTGTACCAGAAGTAGCTTGAGGAGTAAGAGTTACACCACTTTCTTGAAATGCAAAATATGGTTGGAATTTTTCATCATTAGCTGTTGTTTCATCAAATGCAAACTTTCTTACTTCAAATGTTGTAAGTCCAGTTCTAACTATTCTCATTTGTATATGAGAACTATGAGCAACAAACATATTATCAGCAGACTGTGCTATAGTTTGATGTTCTATTGTATCAACAGTCCAAGGCAATGCTGTACTATCTGTATCTGCTGTTAATGCTTGGATATGAGATATTGCACCAGTTGATGCAACTATACGAAAGAAGTCACATCTGCCAGCACTAAATGCTACAATATATCTTTCGTCGTCAGAAAATAAAAATGGTTCAATCTTTACTTGTAATCTTTTTGCATTGTCTACTGTGATAGTAGTAAACTTATGAATAAACTCTGTGCCTGGTCTACGTTTAACTCCACCCTCTGCCATAAGAAAAAAGTTTCTACACTTCTCTGCTGATTGAACATAAACATTCAAATCAGTTCTTGATGTCATTGATGGTGAAACTTCACCTCTTTCAAAGTTGTTGAGAGGTACACGAATACGAGCCATTAGACATTACTCGATAGTGTACCAGTTGTCCTTCTTGATGTAACAAAACGATTAGTAGAAAGTCTAAGAGTTGTCTGCTGTTGGCTATCAAGTGTTCTTGCTTTCTGCATAAAGAACCTTGCTTTCTCAAACATATTATTAGACATACTATCATTTCTTGCTAGTGCTAATGCAAAGTGTCCAGCCAGTTCATAGACGACAGCTTGTACAAAGTATGCTGGGAACTTAGCTTCTAATTGTCTAAAGTTATAATCTATGACGACGACATCATTAACACTTGCATCATTGAAGATAAAGTTACCATAAATCTGATAGTCAATATTTCTATCATTTACTGTAACAGCATTTATCATTAATGAGTCAGAAGGTATTTGGTAAGCTGAATTATATCTACCAGTTGGTTCATCTGATAGTCTGTTACCTATTGCTTGGTTTACTGCAAATCTCCATCTTGTATTTACAAGACTAGCTTGAATAGTATCTTCATAAAGATTAACAGCAACCAATGCTTCGTTTGATCCATCACTAAAAGAAGTAATTGGTTGTGCGCCAATCAACACCAGTGACCGAGTACATATATCGATAGGAGATGTCGCTGATGTTGATTGACTCATGTTATTTAGTCGCCATCTGTTTCTGCAACAGCAGTTCCGTCTGAAACGTCAACTACTGTACCAGTGTTTGAAAGCACGGTACAAAAATTTGTTGTTGGAGCATTAGTATCCATAACAATAATTAAGTCCCTTACGTTCAACATATTAGCAGAGTTATTAAAATAACCAGCACTATTAACAGTTGCGATTGTATCTGTGGTTTGATAAATCCAAAGATTTACTCCACTAGCACCACCTATTCGGTGTAATCCAGTTGCACTATAAGCCATCATCTACCTCCTAACTGTTATTGTCTAAGAACTCATAGACACCATTGTCATCAATAACAACAGCACCCATTGACATCATAGACGTTGCAAGGTGAGATACCCTTTCAGGTATGTAATTTAATTCTGTTGTGACGTCGGCACCAATACCTAGTCCTACAGCAGAAGTGTGATAAGCCATATTCTTACCAGCAGTTACTGAAGAAGAAGAGAAGAACATAAAACCTAAGAAGTTCTTAGCTGTCATTCCACCAGCAAAAGGTAAGTTAGCTTCACCAACAAAGTCTGCACTAGCAAACTCATTGATTGCATATAGATCAGCAAATCCCTTTGGGTTCATTGCTACATATCGACCACCATCTTCTGGAATGTCAGCAACACCAAACTGCTCAAACAATGCTAACACATCTGCCTTTTCAATAGCAGAACTTGTGTCATGAATTTGAGTAGAGTTAGCACCACTATCCATAGCAGTGATTAATATTTCATCAGTCTTTCTACCTAAAGCACCAGCTTCAGACTTAGCGATTGCCTGACGTTCATCTATATTAGTTTTAATTTCATCCAACTTGTCAATGTATTCAGCGGCATAATGATCTTCCATTGTTACATCAACAGTTGTGTGGGTCAATTCCATAGGTGTGATTTGACCATTTCTACTTTTAGTAGAAGCTGAACCTTTACCAATCTTCTGAAAGCGAACTGTGCTTCCTCTCACATTAGCAACAGTACGCACAGTGTTCCTTAATTTAGAACCCATACGTTGATATGCTAAGTGTACTTCAGATTCAAACTGTCTAATAAAAGCAGTATCAATAGTATTAGCCATTGATTGTCTCCTTTAAAAAGTTAAAATTTATCAGTTTGCAGATGATTGTCCAACTTTCAGCTTCATTAAGATTGTCTTTAAAAAGGTCTTTCAGCATACATTGGGTCATTACGAATTAAGCATTGGCATTTCTAAACCTTCTTGACAACGCACAAAACGTAAACACTCAAAACTATTTACATATACTGGTACAGAATAAAAACTAAACCCAAGCCAAGCTAACCAAGTTATTGTTCTTTTATGATCTGATGGTACAACATTTTCTAATACCTCATAATCTTTTTGTAAAAGTTCAATAATCTCTCGTGATGCTTTTAAAAAACTAAAATGATTTTTTTCTATATCTTTACTACCAAGTAACCATATAGAAGCAAAGCTACTGTTGTTTGAATACTGCATTGTACCAAACATACATATAGGAATGTCGTCGACAAGTGCTGTAAATGTTTTACAGCCTTTATCAACTAGTGGCATATGTAATGCACGATTAGGTGAAACACCATGAATGATACATTCACGAACATCCTCAGGTCTTAGATTTTCTTGTAAATACTTTGCATCTTCACTTGTTGAAGAAACAATATCAATTCTTCCTATCGTAGCTGTATAGTTACGAACCATACAGTTTATTGAAACCATCAGTTACTTTATTGACAAAGTTTTGATCTCTTTCACCAGGCTTCCAATATCTAGGATCACGCATCATTTCATCTAAATCATCTTGATTTAATGAAGATGGTTGAGTTGCATGACCACTAAGACTACTGTTCTTTTGCATCTCCATTATCTTTTCAAGAACACCAATGCCTTCAGCAGTTGAAGCAAGGTTTTGTATTGCACCAAACTCTTCTTCAGTAAAGTTATTCTGTGTCCACAAAGTTACTGCATCAAGTCTTGCTTGAGCATTATCACCTAACTTTGCTTTTTCAGCTTCAATGTCTGGTTGCATACTATTCATAAACTCAGCAAACTTTCCTATACCAGCTTCAAACTCTTCTTGTGAATAACCATTTTCAAATGCTTCATTAGCCCACCAGTTAAACATTTCATTATCTTGGGCTAGTTCTTCATCAATGCTTTCAGGTATTTTGTAATCACCAACTGATGCTGGTCTACCATTATAAAACTCTTGTTCAAGTTCTTGTAGAAACTGATCTCTTACAGTTTCATCTTTTTGACCAATCTTACTTTCTAATTCACCATAACTTTGAACTAAACTTTCAGGTGTTTCAAACTTTTCAGGCAACCATTCAGGTCTTGTTTGTTCCACTTCTTGGCTTGTTGAAGAGTCCGTCTGATCGTTTACTACTGTCTGTGTCGCTTCTTCCATTCTTTACTCCATGATTATGAACAATTCTGCGTTCAATTATCCCTACAATATATCGCTGACCCTCAAGGTGACGTAGCTTTGCATCTGTTATATCAGGTCCAGCTACCATTTCTATAGTTATACTTTTAAGATATTTCAAGACTTCTTGACCTATTGGTGTAGCAAAACAACTACCAACAGCATCTGAAATCATTTCATCATTTTCTTTTGATCTTGGGAATCCATCAATTCCAATATTATTTGTCATGTAAACTTCCTATGCGATTTAGTTTTATCCGAAATACGTTTTGGTTGTTTAGAAAACTGTTTGCCTTTTTTAATGGCACGACGTTTTGCTTTAGTTGACCTTGCGTACTCTTCGTCAGATAATGCACTAATTGCAGAGGAAGGTAAATATCTTTCTCCAGTTGCATCTTTTCCTTGTGTCGACGGCTTACCACTTTTGGTTCGCCATTTCTGTTTAGTCCATGCAACTAAGGATCGTTGAGGTTTCTTCATGAGGTATAGCCACCACCAGCTTTCTTATATGCTAATGCTAACATTTGTGCTTTACGAGCAGACCATTGACCAGGCTTTCCACCTTTGCCACCAGCCTTTATTCTTGCGAATATTCTTTTACGCATTGCTGGCTTGGTATAGTTGCCAGCTTCATTTACTGCCATTTTTCTTCTTCTTCATCTTTGAAGCCATAATCTTTTTCTTTAATGCTTCAGGTAAAT